GTTAAGCTCGAACATCAGCGGCTCTAAGAATCCTGTAGGCTTTCCTCCTGTTTCAACTTCCCTTACCTTACGAACGTGGAACTCCATTGTTCTACGCTGTGATGCCTCGGGGTGTTGTATCTTTCTGTGGAACGTGGCAAAAGCATCAGCTCTATTCACGAAAAGACCACCGCCTTCAGTATCCTCAGCAAAAGGAGCGACAGGTAAACCATCTAGACCCTTCCGTCTCTGAGCCTCTGTAACGGCGTGAGTGTTAAGCCATAGCGCAATGTTGTGCTTGTTGGCAAACGTTAAGAACTCACTGGCTGCCTCGTAGTGATACTGGTGAACACCAATCTGGCTACGTCCACTAAGGTCAATCTTCAAAGAGTTATAAGGGTCAATGAAGAAAGCATCTATACCACCATTCTTAATCATCTTCTCAGCGAACACGATAAGGTCATAGTAAGTGTAGACTTGTTTGTTGGACACGATAACAAAGTGTTTGTTAACCCATTCGTACAAGTACTTACGCTCATGGTAAGACATCTTCTTAATCTCCTTGTTGCCTGCAAACGACATTAGCTTAGCCTTGATTGATGCTGTCTTATTCTCTGCAGAATAGATTAGCCATTTCCAATCATGTCTCATAGATGCGTTAACCATCATGTACAATGCCATGGTAGTCTTCCCAACGTTAGAGTGACCATTGAAGATAAAGAACTCCTTCTTGTATACGAAGTGCTCATCCAGCTTAGCGTTACCAGTCGTAAGGCCCAGCTCTAGAGTACCCTCAGCAAGAGCGTTAATCCAAGCCATATCCTCGTCATCACTAGATACAAACGACATGTCTGTAGTTTCGATCAACTCGTCACGCTTGATTTCGTTCTCAACATCCATCACCTCTCTAATAGGCAACAGCTTTCCCTTCTCGATACCATCACGAATTGTGTTACGTGCAGTATCTATAGAGTCAATGTCATGCTTTTCAATCTCGCGCTCTAGTACTCTAAGAACCTCAGATTCCTCCATACGTCCAGCTCCGATGTAACCACCACAAAGAACAGATGCCTTAAGTAGTGTTGAATGCTTATCACCTTCCGCTGCAGTGCGAATCATACGTGCTGCAATGTTTAGCTTTTGGTAGTCAGTAAAGTTTCCCTCAAGCAATGGAGCGTTCTCGTTACGCTTAGCACCCTCATCAGATAGCATACCACTAAATGTAGTAGCCTCTTCTTTAATACATATGTGCTCGTCATAAGATTCGAAACATGCACGTGACTCATTAGCACCTGACTGGTCAAGCTCTAAGTTATACTGCTTGTCGAAGTAAGCGATCAATGCACGGAAGTGGTCTCTGTGACGTTCTGTGTTACTGATACGTACCAAAGCCTTAAGTCCATCACCACTAGGCGATATCCAACAAGCTAAGATGTGGTCATCAGTACAAAGGATATTCTTGTAAGCCTCAACGTCAATGTGGTCAAAGTCTAATACAATCAATCCGCTGTGTGATAGCAGTTGGTCATCCTCTCTAGAAGTAAACTCACCAGAGAAAAGAACAACAGGTAGCTCAGTCTTAGCTTTCTTATCGCCTTCTCTGACCTTCTCGATTATCTCCTTAGACTTTCCCTCCTGTATGCGTTGTAACGCTGTAGTAAGAGTAATGTGGTAAGGCTTGTCCGTCTTGAACACCGATTGAAACATCGTTACTCTCGGTTCTTTTATCTTGTTGGCCATCTGCTAATTGTTTTTGTTTGTAAAAGTTTTCATTGTCATAAGCCTCTTGGCCTACTAGGTGTCTCTCTAGTGCTCCGAGCGCTCTCCATGCTATCTTAGCTAGGTTAAGCGTGCCATCCTCGTCATACTCATCTCCAGCGGCTAAGTCTACTAGATGCCTTGTGAGACTGCCTATCTCGTCTTTTGATTTGTCCATGTCCCAGTAGACAGGAGCGTCAGGCCCATTGTGCTGCTCATTGCTACGAGCGCTACATCTAGCAACCTCAGAGATTGCATTAGGGAAATACATTAGCACACCTTGAAATATCTTGGTAGCCTTGCGTTCTTTATCAGTCATTCTTAATAGCTTTTAAAACGTTATACAGAATCTCGCTCTGAGTTTCCTCGTCATACTCTTTGATAATATTGAGGATAGATGCCTCAGCTGTTATCGTCTTGTCTTCTTTAGTAGCGGATGGCTTTACATATATATAACCGCTCATTGATTTGAATATCACAGCCCATTTGTTTATCTCATCTATATATAATGCATCCTTGCATTCGATACCGAGATTAACTTTGTTTACGCTGTGGTAACCGATACTCCTGTCCCATCCCGACCATTCACTCAGGGTCTGAAAATGAATATGGAATTTCGTATTGAGCAGAAAGAAAAGCGTCTGCCTCGGTATAAGCACATTCCGTTGCCTTGTGTTCTGCAACGGGTTTACGGCGTACTCTATCTCGTACTGCTTGACGAGTCTCTCGAAAATGGGTAGTGTCATTCTCATGTGTGTCGTATTTATCTTTGAGCTTCTTGACGTTTGAGTTCTGTCTTTGTCTGACAGCCTCATTGGTTATACCTAGCTTGGTAGCTATGTCTTTCCGTGCAACGTCACTCAGTGTTAGTGAATAGACAGCGTAACCCACATCGTCTAAGATGTCTTGGGCATAGCTCTCGATTAAGTCCATTGTATTGTCGTAGTGCTTGACATCTGCTTTGGCACTCTGAACATAAGTACGTAACTCCTGTGAGTCATCCGTCATTATATAGTGTGACTCAGGCTTGATGTCCATAGAGTTTTTCTTGGCTTGATTCCATTCTATCATACGATACGTGGCACGCAAGAAGTTCTTCTGAACTACGCTGTAAAGATGTTTCTCATCCTCGAACTCAAACTTAGAGTTAACCATTCTCATGATGTTCTCTAAGGCAAAGAACCTAGCTGATTCTACATCATCCTCACAGATGAAGAACATTCCGTTCTTACGGGCTACGTAGTGCAAGAACCTGTTATCATCAGGGAAGAACTCTCGTAGTTTCTTTGGGGTTAGTATTATCATTGCTTGTAGTTTGAATCGTTATAGTGAAATGATCGTCCAATATCTATACTCTTGATAACTTTCGTTACCCATAGGTTAGTACCTCCGCTCTTGTATGCAGCACTCTTTTGGCCGAAGACTTCCGCTTGAAAGGTTCTGACAACCCTTGGCGTATTGTTCATCTCCATCGCTGTCTTACAAACAGTTACGATGGTGGAGTATTTAGTAAGGAATGACTTTCCCTTCTTGTACTTCAGCTCAACTTCGTGGTGATATATAGTGCGGTAGTCCATGTGATTAGGTTTTAGGTTCAGGTAGGAACTCAACAGCCCACCTATGTATTATGATACCCGCCATGTCTACAAGCGAGGCATCTTTATCTTCTAGTATCTCTAGTAGCTCTGTTGTTCTGAGCAGTATCAAATTGTCTCCAGTCTTATCTAGCAACGCTAGCAGTACAAAGTCAGCACATAAACAGCATGAACTAAAGTTAACCTTGTTGCCTAACATGGCGTTGTGAACTTCTACTCTGCTGTCTGCCTTCTTACCTTTAATCCAGAAGGTTGTATCTGTTATGTCTCTAACTTCTCCAAGCCCTTCAGCGTAGAGATGCATAGCTAATACCTTGGTCAATGCTTTATCTGTTACCATAATTCAGTTAAGATTAGTTGCTGTAAGTCTGTACCCATTCCGAAGTAGTCAGTGAAACGTGATAGCACTACTACCTTGTCTCCATCTAAGAAACTATTAGCGTAGTACCATGTCTCGTTTCCGATTACGACTGCAGTATCACTAGCAATTACTACGAACTCCATAGCAGCCTCAAAGTTTATGCCTAACAATGGCAGTGGAGTCACAGCTGAATCCATGTTCAACGTGTATAGCGTTCCGTAGTCAGTAGCAATGATGCCTACATCGTAGAACGTAGTGTCCGTGTCAACGCCTCCTAAGAACCCTGAAGTTGCTGTAGAGACTAAATCAATCTTGTACCATCCATCCTTGTCGTTGAAACGTTGTTCCTCGATGACTGATGTTGGTTGTTCACATGAAGTGAATGCGAGCAGCGCAGTGGCTGCGATAAGTAAGTTTTTCATTGTCGTTGTTTGTTGGTTAGTAGAGTGTAAGGGATTCGAACCCAAACCTAGCATTAGACTATGTACCATACACCCTCCATGAAAAAGCCCCACGCTATTAACGTGAGGCTATTCAGTAATTAAGTACCTACCTTAGAATGGTAAGTCAGCTCCTTGTGATGGGTTAGCTTGACTAGGTGCAGGTGCTCCTTGTTTCTGAGCGTAAGACTGACTAGATGCAGAACCTTGCTGATTTGCACGTGGGTCATATACCGATGCAATTTGGTAAGTTCCTGACTTGTCCTTCTTCTCTCCTGTTTTAATCGTGATGTAAACACGCTTGGTGTCCTTACCTGTTAGATATTGTTTCATGTCGTTTAGCTCTGCCTCAGTGAATGAAACACGAACTTCTACTCTAGGAGCGTTAACGAATCCTACTAACGGGTTGTTGTTTTGATAATCAGCCATAATTGTTGTTTGTTGTTTAGTTAATTAAAATAAATTGTAATAGATAATCGTGATTAGATAATGGATGCTAGGTTTGCTTTAACAGCTCTGAACACTTGGCCGTCTGTAGTAGAGTCTCCCATTGTGTTAATCATGTGAGTAACGTTTCGTCTACTGAATCCTCGCTGTGCTACACCTGCTGTCCATAACGCTGCTGTCAACGCTGTGTCGTTTTTGAATGCCCCTGTCTCATTAAGGAAACACACAACGGCCTGTTTGATTTGTGCCGAGGAGTTGCTCATTTGAGGTTGGGTTAAGTCAATTCCGTATACAGAGTTAACAGATGATATTAAGAAACGCAAGTCAGAATTGTTATAGTGAACGTAAGTCGTTCCGAAAAATAGTCTCTGAATTGCTCTCTTTGCTTGACGTAGTGCTAGTTGAAGTTGATACATATTCATTTATAAAGTATATTGTAGAGCGAATGTTTCTGTTCCCTTCGGTTCAGTAATAAGCCATTGCTCAATGTTAGTAACAGCCTCTAGGAACTTTTTCTCTCCACGTTGAAGAGTTTCCTCAGATGCTTTAATCAATGCACATGTGTAAGGTTTGTCTTTCACTTGCGCCAACCAATAGAACTCTGTGATGTTAAACACCTTGCAGTATATGTAAGCCTGTAGGTCGTAATTCAAATCGAATACGTCATACTTAAATGCTTTCATGCTACGTGTTGTCTTCACATCAGTAATGAATCCATCTCCTAGAACGTCTAGGAAACCCCTGACAGGCACATCGCCTATCCAAGAGTTAAACTCCTTCTGCGGTTCTCCTTTGATGTACTGCGACAGCTTAACCATCTCACCTGTGTTGTAGTCAGCAACCTCGCTGTTGTTTAGTCTTTTGACCATAACCTTAGCGGTGTTGTATTCTGCCCATGAGATAATCTCTTTGTCTTTGCCTTGTTCGGCTGCCCACTCTTTGTAGCGTTTTGTCGCTCGAGGGTTCTTACCACCAATCTCCTTGCAAAGTTCATCATCATCGAGTACTGCATACTTGCTCCAAACATTGTCTGGCTCTAGTAGCAGCATATCGTACAGGCCGCCAAACGTGAAGTGCTTACCTGTCTTAACAAGTTCACCCTTCATGTTTAATTCCCAAGCCATCATGTCGAAGTCTTTGGAACTAGGCACTGCGTATTTCAGAGAAGAGGCACTCACATACCCCTTCCCTGTCTTAGCTTGTAATGCTGAAGCGAACTCCAATTACCCTACGAATTTTTGTAGTGCTGCAAGCTGTTTCTCGGATGCGTTAGCTCCGTACTTACTTACAACCATTTCGAATGCTTGACCCTTGTCAGATGCAGACTTGATGTAGTCTATACCCTTAGAGAACCAATCGCTGTCTACAGCTCCTCCTGAAGATGCAGCTCGTGGAGCAGCAGCAGGACGTGGCGCAGCAGCTTGTGAGCCGTTGCCTCCGTGAGTGTTAGTAGCATCAGCATCTTTAGTATCGTCAATCAGGAACATGCCGTTCATGGCGTACTTACGAGCATAACTACCTGAAGAACCAAATGATTGTGCTATGTCCATCCCCTTGCGGTTAGGGTCAACACCTGCTTGCGCTGTAGCTGTAACCGAGTCAGTACCATCAGTAACCACAACCGAAGATGTGATTACAACCATACCGCTTAGCTCTTCAACTGAATCACTGATTGTCATAGACAGCCCGTTCGCTGCTAGTAAAGGCTTGACCGCCTCTAGGATATCCTCAGCGCTACGATAATTGTACTTACCGAAATTGTTGCGTTGATTCTTTGGAGCCTTAAGCTCTGATTGCACTGCGATGAGTGCCGTGTTTAATTTACTCATAAAAAATTGTTGTTTAGTTCTACTTAATATACATGGTTGGCAACAGAATCACAAGACGTTATAGTGATTGCCGCACAAAAGATTAGCCGATAACAGATTGAAAGCATAACGTTTTCGCTATGTGTGTGGCCTTCTCGTAAGACCAACCTTCTACTATATCGTACTCCTCATCCCATGTTGCTAGTACGCCTTTTCCAGCATACATGCCTTGCCCTAATGTCTCATTGTCGCTGTCGAGGATGGTGAACGCGCCAACACGCTCAATGCTCCCATTCACCAGTCCCTCCTCGTCAACGTACAAATCAATAGAGTCTGTTATACTTTCCATCTGGTAAGTACGTGCCTCTATCATGCCTGTTATATCTCCATTTCGTAGCCCTGCATTGTGTAGCGGGTTAGCATTAATCTGTACTAAGTGCCAACCATGTGAAGGGTCAATGACAATCACATAGTTATCGTTACCTACATTATTGAGAGTTCTAATCATTGTAATAAGTTTTAGTTTATAATTGTAAAAACGCACGCCTTACGTGTACGTGTGACTTACTAAGTAAGTGCTACGATAGTTCCATCTTCTAACTCTGCGAACATGAACTCATCATCATCATTCTCGTACCATTCAGTGAAGTAGCACAGATTGCATTGGTAAGCTATAGTCAACAAGTTATCGTCAGTGTCTGTTCCTTTCTCCGCTGCGTTAACAGCTCTTAAGAAGTTAGCCCACATAGAAGGGTCTTGGATATCGTGCATGTCTTGTATCTCTGTTAGGATACTCAGTATCGAGTCTCTATCCTTACGACATTCAGACAGCGTGTCCTCTAGCGTATTGGTATAGAATGAGCCATCGGCCCAAACCCATCCTTCATTCATGCCCTTCTTAGTTATGTCGCATTGTCTAGCCCATAAGCGCTTGACAGGGAAGAACTTTTCTTTTTCTTTTTGCTCCACGATGCTCTCAAAGGCATCATCTTTTAGATTCATGACTAGCCATTTGATTTCATCAACAGGATTGTCAGTGTCATTCATAATGAAGTCAGCAAAGAAGTTCGCTGCGTTTTTGCGTTCCATGTATCCCATGATTCTTAGTTTAAGATTTGTATTTCGTTCTCGTCTACCATGTGCGTGGTAGTGGCCTCTACTATATAGAAACCTTCAGGTAGTATATCCACAATCGTTAGCTCCTCACCATTGTACCCGATGTGGTCTTCTAGATTGTCAATGATGATGCACTTCTTACCAACTCCTGAAGTCATCCAGTCGTGTGCGCTATTCATCTTCGTCAGTTAAGTCGAAGTCCTTACTAAGTAGCGGGTTATCTAGAATCAATCTAACCATGATTGCGTTGTAACTGGCGCAGGCATCGTAGTCAGTCTCTTCTAACTCTTGCATGGCCTCAGTCTGCAGCTTGACTAGCTCGTTTATCTTTTCCGATTCCTTATTGATTAGATGCAACGTAGACTTCATTACTAAGTACATAGCTACCACCCC